CGCAGGGCGAGCAAGGCATTCAAGGCGTGCAAGGCCCCACTGGCCCACAAGGCGCAACTGGCCTGACTGGCGCTACTGGCCTGCAGGGCGAGCAGGGCATTCAAGGCGTGCAAGGCCCCACTGGCCCACAAGGCGCAACTGGCCTGACTGGCGCTACTGGCCTGCAGGGCGAGCAGGGCATTCAAGGCGTGCAAGGCCCCACTGGCCCGCAAGGCGCAACTGGCGTAACTGGCGCTACTGGCCCGCAGGGCGAGCAGGGCATTCAGGGCGTGCAAGGCCCGACTGGCCCGCAAGGCGCTACCGGCTTGACAGGCGCTACTGGCTCGCAGGGCGAGCAAGGCCCGCAGGGCGAGCAAGGCCCGCAAGGTGCTACCGGCCCGCAAGGCGAGCAAGGCCCGCAGGGCGAGCAAGGCCCACAAGGCGAGCAAGGCCCGCAAGGTGCTACCGGCCCGCAAGGCGAGCAAGGCCCGCAGGGCGAGCAAGGCCCACAAGGCGAGCAAGGCCCGCAGGGCGAGCAAGGCCCACAGGGCGAGCAAGGCCCGCAAGGCGACATTGGCCCGCAGGGCGAGCAAGGTCCACAGGGACAGATTGGCCCGCAAGGTGAACAAGGTCCGCAAGGACAGACTGGGCCTACTGGCGCAACTGGCAGCACAGGCCCGCAGGGTGCGACCGGATCGACGGGGGAGACTGGACCTGAAGCTCTTTGGAACTTCACTGGCGCTTATAGCGGCGGTGCTTCTTACGCCGTTGGTGACATTGCTACCTACAGTGGATCAACGTGGTATCGAATTGATGCTCATGGAGGCAACGTCGGTGACACTCCAGTCGAAGGATCATTCTGGACGGAGATTGCTGCGGAGGGTGTGCAAGGCCCTACAGGCCCGCAGGGCGACACTGGGCCGCAGGGCTCTATCGGTTCGCAAGGCTCTACTGGTCCGCAAGGCTCGGTAGGTCCGCAGGGTGCTACCGGCCCGCAAGGCGCTACTGGCCCGCAAGGCGAGCAAGGCCCGCAGGGCGAACAAGGCCCGACTGGCCCGCAAGGCCCACAAGGCGCTACTGGCCCGCAAGGCGAGCAAGGCCCGCAAGGCGCTACTGGCCCGCAAGGCGCTACTGGGCCGCAAGGCGAGCAAGGCCAGACTGGCCCGCAAGGCTCACAAGGCGCTACTGGCCCACAAGGCGCTACTGGCCCGCAAGGCGAGCAAGGCCCGCAGGGCGCTACTGGTCCGCAAGGCCCGCAGGGCGCTGCTGGTCCACAGGGAACGACCGGGGCAACCGGGCTTGGCTTGATAACCGGGGGGTTAGAAGGACAAATATTAGCTAAAAACTCTGATACATCATATGACACAATTTGGATAGACAATTATACAAGCGATATTCGAATAGTAGTAAAAAATGTTGCTGCAAATACTTTAGTCAAAGGTGAAGTTGTAATGGCAACTGGCGCCGTAGGTGATCGTATTGAAGTTGACAGGGCCGTGACTGACGGATCTATTGGCGTTGAATATCTGATGGGTGTCGTCCTCTCCCCGATTTCAAGCGAGGCGGAGGGTTATATTGTTTTAGTCGGAGAAGTAACAAATCTTGATACGGATGTCTGGGCGGTAGGAACCCTTCTTTATTCAGATCCAGATTCTCCCGGCGATTTTACAACAATAAAGCCCTCGGCTCCGGCTATAGATCTTCCTATTGCAATAGTTACACGATCTCAGCAATCGTCGGGGAGAATTTTTGTGCGTATGTGGTCTCAAGGCCAGACGATAGTTGAACTGTATGATGTATTAGTTACTTCTCCAACTGGAGGTGATGTCTTAGTCTATGATGACACTCAAAATCTTTGGGTTAATTCACAGTTGGTAGGGCCAACTGGCCCGCAAGGCGCAACTGGCCCACAAGGCGCAACTGGCCCGCAGGGCGCAACTGGCCCGCAAGGCGCTACCGGCCCACAGGGCGAACAAGGCATTCAAGGCGTGCAAGGCCCGACTGGCCCGCAAGGCGCTACTGGCCCACAAGGCGAACAAGGCATTCAAGGCGTGCAAGGCCCGACTGGCCCGCAAGGCGCTACTGGCCCGCAGGGCGAGCAGGGCATTCAAGGCGTGCAAGGCCCAACTGGCCCGCAAGGCGCTACTGGCCCACAAGGCGAACAAGGCATTCAAGGCGTGCAAGGCCCAACTGGCCCGCAAGGCGCTACTGGCCCACAAGGCGAACAAGGCATTCAAGGCGTGCAAGGCCCAACTGGCCCGCAAGGCGCTACCGGCCCACAAGGCGCAACCGGAACCACTGGCGCTACCGGGGCCACTGGCGCTGGGGGATCTGGATTCGCCCCGGCCGATATCATCAGTAGAACTCCAACTTTATCGGGAGGGATTGCGACTTATGAGATAGTTGCTGGTGATATAGGCAATATGATTGCGATTTCATATCTTGACAATGATCCCGTAGAAGTTTTAATCCCAGAAGATTTAACTTTAGAATTTGGAGATAGAATTGAAATCGTTGCTGCCCATTATGGTACGCCATTTTCATTCAAATTTTCTGTTGATTCTAATGTTGGAGTTATAACTGCCATAGACAGATTAGCACAGGCAAGGTCTTTATTATCAACGATAGTTTTAACATATATCTCTGAAGAGGGAGATCCATTAACTCAATATTGGCTTTTAACGGGAGACTTAGCAGAGATTCAAAATATTTCTGAACAAACAGATGCTTATACTTTTACAGCGGCAGACGCTGGCAAGCTTGTTACTATAAGCTCATCTACAGCAGAGGATGCTACTATAGATGATAACTTGAATCTTGCCATTGGCCAAAGTATTGATATTATGCAAACAGGAACGGGGCAAGTTACTATAGTGGGATCAGGAGCCTCTGTGAATGGCACGCCGGGCTTGAAGTTACGAGCACAATATTCGGCGGCAACTATTTACTGCACGGGACCTGACACATATATCGCCGTGGGAGACTTGAGTGCCTAACACTCTGGGAATTTTAGGATCAAGCGTTGGCCCGCAAGTAACGATCAGCGGGGCAAGCACGGATGTCGTAACCAACATCTCTGGCGCTAACTATCGGGTTGTGACTTGGCTTGGCTCCGGCTCATTGGTTGTTGCCGCAGGCGAGACTCTGCCGGTGGATTATCTCGTGGTTGCTGGAGGGGCAGGTGGCGGTGCTCAGGTTGGGTTGACTAATCCGCCCGGTGGCGGTGGCGCAGGTGGTGTGTTGTCCGGTAGCACCAACTTGGCTGTCAACACCTACAACGTTGTTGTGGGGCAAGGTGGAGCCGGTAAGACGTATGCGGGCGCTCAGGTGCGGGGGGACAACGGCAACAATTCGTCGTTTGGTGCAAGCATTACGGCTACTGGTGGCGGTGCTGGCGGTGTGCCGGGTTTGGACGCTGGTGTGGCTGGCGGTTCAGGCGGCGGAGCGTGCCGCACGGGAGCAGTTGGCACAGGCACATCGGGTCAAGGCAACAACGGTGGAGCAGGCATTGACGTTGCCCCTCGTGCCGGTGGCGGCGGTGGTGGTGCTGGTGCTGCTGGTGCGGCAGCGGCGTCAAGCGCAGGCGGCAACGGCGGCGCTGGTGTGCAAAGTTCGATCACCGGCACGGCAATCTTTTATGGCGGTGGAGCGGGTGGCGGCTCGAACGGCGGCACCGCTGGTACAGGTGGCAGCGGTGGCGGTGCTGCTGGTATCACTGCGCTAGGCAACGGCAATAGCGGCACCGATGGTCGTGGCGGTGGAGCGAGTGGTAGCGCCGGGAGTTTTAAGGGCGGCGACGGCGGAGACGGAGTTGTAATCGTGAGGTGGCGCGTGTGAGCGAGAAGATGTATGCGGCTGAATTAAGTGAATCCAATGTTGTATTGCGCGTGATCGTGGGATCGGCGGAATGGGCGATTGAAAATCTTGGCGGAACTTGGGTAGAATCGGAGAGTAAGATTGGTATTGACTGGGTTTTGTTTGGCGACGAACTCCGCCCTCCAGCACCATTCGCTTCTTGGATCTGGTCTGATGGTCAATGGGTTTCGCCTATTCTCATGCCAATACAAGGGGAATGGATCTGGGACGAGGATAGTTTGTCTTGGTTAGAAAATTTATAATTTTTGATTGATAAACTTGATAATGGTAAACTAATAATATGGAGTTAAACAGAGATCTTGAAATTTATCAAGGCGACGACTTCGCTCACACCGTCACTGTCTATGACACTGAGGGTGAGCTTTTTCAGTTCGGCAATGAGCACTCTTTTTCTGCTCGAATCTGCGAAGCCGGAGAGACAAGCCTCAGCGTTCCCGGAGATGAAGTGATCGGCACTACCGATTTTATTTGTACAAAAAATAATGGCATTCCCGGCATTGTTAATCTCTCAATCGATGCAGATGTAACAAAAGATGCAATTCCGGGTAGACATTGGTTTGAACTGAAGATGATCACCGATCCCGGAGGCGGCTCTCCAGACATTGTTTTAACTCTTTTTTCGGGGCTAGCTATTATTCATCCAGAAACTACTAAAATTACTGGAGAAGAATAATGCATGATATTAATGCACAATCGATTACAACTGAATTAAACTTAATTGACGGAAATAGCACGATTGTAAATGTACAGGCCGGTGTACCCGGCATACAAGGTCCGGCGGGCTCTACGGGGCCTACAGGCCCCTCTGGAGGGCCAATAGGACCAACGGGGGCAACAGGCCCGACAGGACTTCCGGGGCTTCAAGGAACGACTGGGCCACAGGGATCGACTGGGCCAACCGGGGCAACGGGAGCCTCTTCTAGTATACCCGGACCAACTGGTACAACAGGCGCTACTGGATCATCGATTACAGGAGCAACAGGTCCGCAAGGCCCACAGGGCGCAACCGGGGTGGTTGGGGCCACAGGGCCGGAGGGTGCTCAGGGAGAGGCTGGACCAACAGGACCAACTGGCGTTCAAGGTTCTACTGGACCAACCGGCAGAACAGGGCCGACTGGACTGTCTGGCACTGGGGCGACTGGGCCGCAGGGTGCATCTGGGCCAACGGGGCCGCAGGGAGATGCTGGCGTTACTGGCCCGCAGGGCGCAAATGGCCCGCAAGGTGCTACGGGAATGCAGGGCGACTCTGGGCCGCAAGGTGACTCTGGGCCTACTGGCGCTACTGGCCCGCAAGGCGTCACTGGACCGCAAGGTGCCGCTGGCCCTACCGGACCACAAGGCCCCGCTGGCTCGCAAGGTGAAATTGGCCCACAAGGAGCGAATGGCCCGCAAGGCGCTACCGGCCCGCAAGGCTCTGTTGGTCCACAAGGAGCGACGGGCTCTCAAGGCCCTACTGGCCCGCAGGGAGATGCTGGCGCTACTGGCCCGCAAGGCGCTACTGGCCCGCAAGGCTCAACTGGCGCAACTGGGTCTCAAGGCGCTATAGGACCGAGTGGACCGACTGGAGCAACCGGAGCGACTGGCGTTGCCGGAGCAACCGGCGCAACTGGTCCTCAAGGCGAAACGGGATCTCAGGGTGTCACGGGCGTCACGGGGGAACAAGGTCCGACAGGAGCGACAGGCCCTCAAGGCGCTAATGGTCAATCATCATCTTTATATCCTTATCGAATTAAGAAAAATACTTTGACTGGCGATCCGGGCAATAGCTATTTACTTTACAATAATAATACTGAAATTTTAGCTACACAAATTAATATTAGCCATATTGACAAAGATGGGTTTGATGTTGACGTCTTTTTGGCACTAGTCAATATTGGTGATATTTTTCTGATACAAGACGCCGGTGAGTCTGATAATTATCAGCAATGGCAGGTTTCATCTTCACCGACAATTCAGGCGGGGTATGTTGAATTCCCAGTTACATTGCTGGACTCGGACGGAACCGGCACTACTGGATTTAACAACAATCTTGAAGTTTTATTGCTTTTAGCTTTATCCGGGCCGGAAGGTGCTACTGGATCGACAGGCACTACTGGCGCTACTGGCTCTACTGGCGCTACTGGCCCACAAGGCGCCAGCGGCCCGCAAGGCGCAACAGGTCCGCAGGGCGACACTGGTCCGCAGGGTGCAACGGGACCGCAGGGTGCTCAAGGCTTGACCGGCGACACCGGCCCGCAGGGCGCTGCTGGGCCGCAGGGCGCAGCCGGGCCGCAGGGTGCGACGGGGCCGCAGGGTGCGACTGGCGCAAATGGGGCTACCGGCCCTCAGGGTGCTACTGGTGCCTTCATCTCAACTTGGGAAGGCGAGTGGGATTCAGGGACGGCTTATAGCATCGGTGACATTGTTGTTTATACCGACACCATTACTGGTATTGGTTTGACGGTCGGGTCGTACATTGCGACGGCGGGTTCCACTAATGAGGCTCCGGTTGTTGGCGGCACGGTCAATACTGCTTATTGGGATTACATTGCGGCTGGGGCTCAGGGTCCGACCGGTGACACAGGTGCGACTGGCGACACCGGGCCTCAGGGTCCGGCAGGTGCCACCGGTGCGACTGGGGCCACAGGAGCGACCGGAGCAACCGGAGCGACGGGTGCGACCGGGCTAATCGCAGATCAAGGGTTCATTGCCAACAACTACTACGGGCCTCATATTGCCTCCACTACTTCGATAGCGATGAACGCCAACCGCACCATCTACGTCCCGATCTACTTGGCAGGAACGCACACGTTCGACAGAATCGGCGTTCGAACGCACTCAAGTTTCAGCGGTACAGCGTCGGTGCGTCTAGGCATCTATAACAACTCGGCGGGAGCACCTTCGACCGTCGTGCTAGATGCTGGCACCGTGTCGGCAACTGCCGCCTCGACCTTCTATCAGATCACGATTAATCAAACGCTCAACGCAGATTGGTACTGGCTTGCGGCAAATACGCAAACGGCTGCTACGACCAACAACTATTGGGGAACGAACGTCAACATTGACCCCGGGTTAGCGGGCTACGCCAACGACGGAAACATTCAGTTTAACAACAACTCCCGTTATGAAGGCAGCGTTTCAGGCGCGTTCGCAACAGCGGGCAGCACGCTTCAGAACCGTTCTGTTCCGCTCATTGTTCTGAGGAGAGCAACGTGACCGGCGTCGTTGTGTACGGGCTGGGCGGCCATGACGACTCGTTGCCCAACAGCAACATCGTTGAGGTGTACGAGACTCCCCAAACAGGACCACCGCCGCTGGACTCTGTCGGGGCACTCGCCACCCTGCTCGCCGTCACCGAAGTCGTGTCCGTGCAGGACGCCGCTAACGCTGTCGGGCTGGAACCGCAAGCACTTATTGACGAGGCCGAAGCGTGGGCCGAGTTTGTTGAATAACATTGGAAGATAAATTTTCCTATGATATACTAGAATTGAGATAAAATGGCGGCAGAACGTAATATTTTTATTAGACAAGGAAATACTTTTACTCACGCTATTATCCTATGGGATGGCGTAGTTGATGGCGTTAAAACGCCAGCGGATTTAAGTGGATACACTTTTGCCTCAGAAATTCGAGAGGCTGGAGAGACGCCATTTTCAAATTCTGGATCATTATTTTATAATGAAAATGAAACGCTTTCATCTACTTTTGAGTCAGTCATTGATGGCAATCAAGTTATTTTTACATTATCATCGGAGCGAGCAGAGATTATTCCGCCGGGGAGGCATTGGTATGATATTCAGCAGATTGATGATCAAGACAGACAGACTACCCTTTTATCTGGCACTGTTGTAGTTCTACCGGAGATTGCATAATGGATACAACTAATGTAAGAATCTATCAGACAATGACTACTGAAATCGATATTTCTGGCGAAGAAAGTACCGTCTTATCTTTGCAGGCTGGATTGCAAGGTGCCATCGGAGTCACTGGGGCAACTGGACCTATTGGTCCCATAGGACCGACTGGGCCGTCTACTGGCGTCACCGGCGCTCAGGGGCCTACTGGCGCTACCGGCTTAATTGGACCGACTGGTCCAACTGGTATCACCGGAGCATCTTCGACTATAACAGGGCCGACTGGGCGCACTGGACCAACCGGGCCAGTTGGACCAACTGGCTCCACGGGCATAATTGGTCAAACAGGAGCAACCGGCCCCACTGGAATAGGACTGACAGGCGCCACCGGCCCTTCAGGTGGCCCGATAGGGCCGACTGGAGCAACCGGCCCTACGGGGCCATCGGGAGACGCCGGGCCGACAGGGGATCAAGGAGCGCCCGGCCTCGGAATTTTCTTTCAGGGGGCGTATGATTACGCAGTAACTTATTCCATTGGAAACGCCGTTGCATACGATAATTCTAGCTGGGTGGCCGTGGAGGACGGCGTTATTAATCAAACACCAACTTATCCACTGCCAGACCCATTCTATTGGTATCCGATTGCATTAAAAGGGCAAACAGGCCCCACTGGGCCTGACGGAGCAACGGGGGTCGCCGGAGCTACTGGCCCTAGTGGCCCAACTGGATCATCAAGCGAGGGGCTCGCTGGAGTCGAATTCAGAGACTCAATATTCGATTCAGATTTCGGCGCAGGCGTTAATGTCTACACGCTTACGACTGATGATTTAAATAAAATTATTGTTGTAGAAGCAGACGACGCTGAGCCTACTGAAAATGTTGCAATTATTATTCCCGATATTTTTGGCAATATTCTTGATAAAATTGAAATTATTTGCTCGTATGACTCTGGAGCCTTGGGCGGGGTGTTTGCCGACTTAGACGGTAATGGAGTTATGGTCTACGGCACCGGGAAGACTACTCAGTATGCTTTTCCGCTGGGCAGAGTGGTTATTCGCAAACTAGTCAACGACGGCATCGGTTCAGTGGATACTTGGTATGCATACGGCGATCTAGCCGATGAAGTATAATAGTCTTTATGAACATAAGCGCCTGTTTAATTGTAAAAAACGAGGAAGACCTGCTTTCTCGCTGCCTTGAATCTATTTCTGAGGCAGATGAAATTGTCATATGCGACACTGGGTCAGAGGATAACACTGTAGAGATCGCTGAGTCTTACGGGGCAAGGGTGATTTATTTCCCTTGGTGTGACGACTTTGCGGCCGCAAGGAATTTCGTCAAGGCCCATGCTTCTTTTGACTGGATTTTGAGCATTGATGCCGACGAATTTTTAGAGCCGGGCGGAATGGATAAAATTCGCAAAGCTATTGATTCATGCGATGAAGATTCTATAAATATTTATATGAAAGCGGAAGTTGGTTATGCCCAGCATCATTTGCCAAGAATTTTTCGTAAAGAATGCGAGTGGGTGGGTAAAGTTCATGAGGTTCTAAAGTTTCCATCATCAACCTATTGTGACGCAAAGATAACATACGGCTATTCTCCAGCGCATGAGAAAGATCCAGATATTGATATGAGAATTCTCGAATCTATTGAGGAGCCAACCTCTAGAGATTTATATTATTTAGCCAGAGAATATTATTACAGGCAGCGCTGGGAAGATGCGGTCGATATGATTGAACAAAAATACTTGCCTATTGCGAACTGGATGCCAGAGAGGGCTGACGCATGGCTTATGATGGCGAGATGTCTTTGGAATATGAGCAGAGGCGACGAGGCCAGAACTGCGTGCCTTCAGGCCATTAATAACAATGCTCATTTCAAAGAGGCATTGGTTTTTATGGGAGAGATTTCTTGGCCAGACAATAGGATGATGTGGTGGAAAATGTCAGAATTTGCAGATAATAGAAATGTTCTTTTTGTTCGCAATTAGTGGCTTAAAAACTTGAGATGTAATATAATTATTCTATGACAACTTATGGTCTGCAAGAGCTTATTAGTGAATCATTCACCTTCCCGGTTGAGCCCGATGAGGGCTCTGTTTCTGTCAAGGTGAACTACGAGTGGGGCGATCTTGTCGATGAGCCCACAGCCACTGACGAGGGTGACGATGAGTATTCTATTGAATTATCACCAGATCTTATGGTGGCAGCAGGGGTCTATAGTATTCGTTGGAGCTGCGAAGTTTCCGGTACACCAAAACATTTTAATACTTCATTTTACGTAGAAGAAAAATATATTTCTGAAAATGATTTTATGAATATATATGAAGATATGAATACTTCTGAGTACAATAATGATATTTTCAATAGAGCTGAAAGAATTGCTCGTAAAATTATTGACACTTTTTGTGGACAAAGCTTTCAATTTGTAGGGAACAAGGTTGTAAATAAAGATGGAAATGATAGACAAAAACTTTATATTGGCCGACGACTAGTTCATTTGGACTCAGTTGAAATGTCTATTGATAATAGAACTGAAGACTATACAGATTTTTGTGATATTGATTGGGGCAGTAGGTATTCTATACAAAGTTCTGAAAAATTTCCGCAAGGGTCAAGGGTGACTGTCTCCGGAGACTGGGGATGGATTGATCCGCCATCTAATATTAGAGAAGCAACTTCTTTGTTAATTTTGGATATTTTAGAGCAAAATAGAAGAGAACATCATAGTTATGGAATTCTTAGACTCGATCAAGATACCAACAGAATTGCATTTGATTCATCGATGTTTAGCGAAAGCACGGGGAATATAGATGTAGACGTTCTTATTATGGACTACATCTACTGGATTCCAGACTGGATTTGAAATGGCAAGATCTTCGTATATGCGATATACGCATACAGCAGAGTTGTTGAATAAAACAACGGTAACAAATGATACTGGACAGAGAATGCCGGTATGGTCTGTTGTAACTTCCTCCCTTCGCTGTTTCGCCTCTCCTTCGTCAATGAAAGCGTCGTTGAGAGTAACTCCCACTATTGAGCAAGGTGATTTTTTAACTTTCTATGCAGGCCCAGAGGAGAATATAGATTATTCTTCAAGAATTCGAAATATTAAAAAAAATAACAAAATTATTTTTGCTGGTCCATACGAAGTTCAAGATATTAAAAAAATGATTGGTTTTACTGGTAGTGTTCAATATAAAGAAATTACTTTAAAGTTGGTAGTAGAATGATTGAATATAAAATGAATATGTCAAATCTTTCTTCGTTAAATAAGTATCAAAAAAAAATAAAAAATGCTACTGGAAAGACTCAAATTTATGGAGTAATGGCGGCAAGTAGGTTGGCTAGTAGATTATCAAATAATACTGGCAATTATCTTGGCGATAAATCAAGATATTTTAATACAAAAGTAGTTCCTATGGGCTTTCAAAGCTCCGTCATCTACTCCAGCACTCACGAAAAAGGCTTGTATATATACTATGGCACAAAACCCCACTCGTATAGATCGTCTAAGCCAATGGGTCCATTGCCAGATGGCGGATTCACGATGAGAGTCAATCATCCGGGTGCAGTTGGAAGGAAAAAGCCAATTAATGCTATTGCAAGACAAGCAATAGCCGAAACTCGAAGAGAGCTTATCAGCGAAATTCGCAAAGGATTGTTGAGATGATATCTGTAGAAATTAATACTGCAATAAAAGATTACTTTGCTACATTAGGAGCACCATATTCTAATATACCGTTTTTGCCCCTTTCTGCATATGATCAAACAGAGGCTCCTTTTATTTTGTATTTTGAATATCAAGAAACCTTTAATGATGAGCAATGGTTTTTAAAAAATTCTAATTTAATGTATTATATTTATGATAATAATATTTCAAGAATGAAAGACATTGCACATAAATTAGATTTATTTTTAAATGTTGGAGACAATGTTCAAGAAATAGTGGCTCAAATTGAGGCACCGAACGAAGAGTATGGGCAATTGAGGTACAGACTAAGAGGCTCAAGAAAAATAGCCGGGTCGGCCTTCCCTCCTCCAGAGAGAGAGGGGTTCGCATCTCAGATGCTTAATTTTCGTGTAGTATACTTAGATCAAGACATTGAACCTTAATTGGAATTGCTTTAAAAATGGAAAAAAGATATCCTATATATACAGCGATAACCTATATCGGTAAAACACCCGGTATTGTAGTTAAAGTGAATAACAAGTTTTATGAATTTGAGTGGCAGAAGTCGCTAGGCGTCGGAGGCCGCTCGGGTGAGATAGACATAGACAGTGCCCTAAGACTATCAAAAAGAAAAGATGGTAGGGGTAAAAAAATATTCAAGCTTGAATAACTTTAAAGGAGGTTAATTATGGCTATTACGTTTTCAAACATTATCGTAGGCGAGGGTGCTCTGTTCATCGGTGCTACCGAGGCTACGGCGCAGGATGTTGGCGCGACTCAGGAAGGCGTGGAAATCGCTTGGGAGCCGGAGATGGTTGACATTGAAGTCGATCAGTTCGGTGACGCTGCTCGCGTTGTGAACAGCAAGATCAAGGTTAATGTTAAGACGAAGCTTGCCGAAGGCACGCTCGAAAACATGATCCTTGCATGGAACTACGCTGACTCCGAGCTTACCACTGGGGGTTCCGCAGGAACTGGTGGCAAGCAGTTGGCCATCGGCATTCAGCCAGTATACCCGGTTGAGCGCTTTGTTGGCATCATCGGAACTGCTCCGGGAACGACCGGCTCGCTCGAGCTTGTCCGTCGCTACCGCTGCAATCGCGCTGTGCAGTACTCTGCCAGCTCGCACATGCTTCAGCGTGCAGAGAACACTGCATTCCCGGTGGACTTCAGGATTCTTCCTGATCCCACGCAGACTGGTGCGGAATACGGCACCATTCGCGACTACGCCTCTTCGGCGGCTGCGAATGCTGACAAGTTCAACTCTAACGAACCTAGCGTGTGATGTTTTCGACGGAAGAGGGGAGGCTTCGGCCTCCCCTCTTTTTTTTGTGTGATATAATATAGGAAAACCATATAAAGGAGTATATTTTATGGCAGAAGATATTCGTGAAGGCGTTGAAATTGCCTTTGCAGACAAGAAAAGAGTCATCTACCCAGTTTCATTGCGTAGACTTCGTAAGTTGAATAAGGTTCTTAAGACTATGAACCAAGAGTCAACTGAGATTGGCGATGAAGATATTGACAACATGATCACAGCGGCTATTGTTGCTCTGGGCGAGGAATTCGACGTTGATAGCGAAGTAGATCGCGAAAAAGTTGAAGAGATTGTTGACATTAAAACTTTCAATATCCTTATTTCCGCCGCAATGGGCGCAGACCCAAACGCGTAGGAGGGGGGTCTGGTAAGGGTGATAGTTTAACCCTCGATGACATCCCCCTAATTGATTACGAAAGAGAAGTTTTTTGTGAGTGTGGCTCTTGGGCCAACTTTCATGAGCTAGAGGAAAGCCTTTCGCTTGACGAGCTACTTTGTCTTTACGAAGCAGCTATGAATCGACAAAGTCGGGCGATGAAAGCCGCATCAGCCGCTTGGGGCGGTTCCTCTGGCGATCACGAAGAGCCATCCTACTCCCGCAGGCTGCGAGATAATGCCAACGGCAATGACTCAAAACGCCCCAGCAAGAAGTACACACCGCCTTGGCTGGTTGACCCAGCAAGGGGAGGGGAAGTTACTCCTGTATTTGGGAATAATGAGGCAAAATCCTTGCCTATTAATTTAGGTTACTCTATAATAGATAATAACGATGAATAATCATCATGTGAGAACCAATGTCTGATATCAGTGGCAGCCGTGAGCTTATTAAGATTGATATTCAATTTGCTGTAAAGCAAATGCAGACTAGTCTGCGTCAAATTGAAAAACTTGAAAAAAGCTTAAAAAAAATACAAAAACAAACTGCCGCTGCTCCACTCAAAAGTGGTATTGACACAAGTATAAAAAATACAACAAAATCTCTAAAAGACCTAGAGGTGCAAGCCAGAAGATCTAGGCAGGAGATCAAGTCAATCGGCAATGCAACCGTTGGCTTGCAAAAAATCTCCAAGGACGCAGCCAAGGCCCGTTTGCAAATGCGAGCGTATCGCGAGGAGCAAAAGCTTCTCGGCTACGCAATTCGAGGACAGCCAAAGTCGTTCGGGCATCTTGCGCAAAACATAGGCCGTCTTAGAGATAACTTGAAAGACACCGGCAAAGCTGGCATTCTTGCTAAAAATCAAATGCGAAGCTTTGAGGACGGGGTGGCACGAGCCGGGGGGCGCGGCTTCACGGCGTTTGAGCGACTAAGAATTCAATCCTTTTCACTTCGTCGCGGTCTTTTCTCTGTTGGTCAAGAAATGGTTAATATTGGCAAAAGAGGAGTCTGGGCTGGCAGTACAATCACCAGAAGCTTGACGGTTCCGCTCGCTGGCTTTGCAACGGCGGCTGTTTATGAGTTTAACAAAGTTCAAAAACAAATGTTTCAGTTGCAAAAGGTAACTGAGTTCCAAGGGATGCCAGCTAACGGCGGGGGGCTCGGAGAGTTTTACTCGGGCCTTAGGACCGAAATTGTAAGAATTAGCGAAGACCTTGGGCAAAGTCAAGCTGTTATTACTGGGGTATTTAGAGACATTGCGGCCCTTGGCTTTAGTACTCCAGAAATTATTACAGAGTGGTCAGAGGCTATTGCGCAACTCGCAGCTGTTGGTGACATTGATCTAAGCGTTGCCACTGAGTTTTTTCGAGTGACAAACGCTTTGTTCGCAGACACAAGCAACATTGTTGATCCAATAACAAAAGCTAGAAAAGAAATTACGACACTTCAGGGCAGATTCGAAAGAACTCAAGAAATTATGGCGCAATTCAACGCTATTGCCGATGAAACTTCTTTGCAGCTTAAAGATTTGGCGGATGCCTTTCCCGAGGTGGCTCCTGTCATGCAAAACATGGGGTTCGAGGCCAGTGAGATTGCAGCCTCACTCGCTGGCATGTACAAACGAGGCATTCCGGCGACGGAAGCGGCTCACGCATTGAAGTTTGGTTTTCAGAGACTGGTTGGACCAACAAAAGATGCAACTAAAACTATCCAAGATCTTGGCATCAGTTTCTTTGATAGCTCTGGCAATATTAGCGGAGCACAAGCTTCGTTGGTGCAAATGTCGGCTGCTTTGCTTAATCTGAACAACGAGGCACAAGGCAAGGCTTTTGGCGATTTGGTTGGCAACAGACAAGTTGCTCGCTGGCTTTCTTATGCTAAAGATGTAGTCTTAGGCGAGATGGAGCTTCAAAGAGCCATGAAGAACGGCTTTCTCGACCGAGAAGAAGTCGATGAAATTACCTCAGACTATATGAGGGGTCTTATTGCCGCGAATACTCTTGTAGAAAGTGGAAGGCTAAGAAAGGATCAAGTTCGTGGCATTAACGATCCAATATCTAGATATCAACAGGCGATTAAAAGATTCAAAGAAGATCCAACAACTCAGTTTCAAAAAATGGTTACAACTTTTAAAAATGCATTAATCAATGTTGGTGCCATAATTGTTCCAGTAATTACCGAATGGGGTCAGAAGATTGCGAATATAACGAAAAAGCTTAGCGAATTGCCCGCCCCTGTGCTCAGACTTGCGGCTGCTCTGTTGGTAGTCGGCGGCATTTTAGGCCCAATGATTATTCTTTTCAATAGCATTAAAGTTTTACAAGGATTTTCCGCTATGGCCGCATCTTTTGCTGTTCCGAAAGCTGGCGTAAAAGATATTATGAAAAGAGATGCCTCCGGCTTGTTTAAGAAAAGTCCGGGCAGAACCGACATTGCTAGATTTGGCGACTCTACGTTCCAGCTTAGAGGTGGCGATAGAGATGTGACCCCCGGAGGGGCGGCTGCTCAGAAAGCAGATAAGGCCGCAAAGGCCGCTGACAAGCAGGTTAAAAACCTTGACAAGTCCTTGCGTAAAACTGCCAAGGGGGTACAGAATTCTTCTGCAATTATGAGTTCCGCCACTACCGCAAGCTCTGTGCAAATGACTAAGGGATATCAGACGACTGGAACTGCGGCTACTGCTTGGATGAGCAAAGCAACCGTGGCCTCGGAAGCCGCTGTCGCTGCGAATGCGCAAGTCGTTGCCTCAGAGGAAGCTGTGATTGCCGCAAAGGCTGCAAGGGTGCAGTCGGAAAAAGCAGCGGCTGTGGCTGTGCAGGCTTGGGGCAACAATATGGTTGCCGGAAGCAAGAAAGTGGCAGCGGCGCAGGCCGCTGTTAACAATGCTAGATTAATGCAGAAAGCTCCGCTTTTTGTTGACAAAAGAGTCGCAAGGGCAGGCACCAATCTTTTTAGAGGCAAAGAGGCAGCGGCTGCAAGCAGCCGACAGGCTTTTTCCCAAAGAACCGATGCTAGGCGAGAGGAGACAATGGCCAAGCGCGCAGTCAGTGCGGCTGGCAAGAATGCTGATAAAAAAAATAAAGCAATAAGCAAAGCAAATGATAGAATGAAAACTGCTTTGGCTAAGCATGCAAAGTTTGAGGAAACATATCAAAATAGATTAAAAGCATTGAACGCCAAAGCTCTTATTGATCAAAAAGCCTTGAATGAAGCTAAGATTGCCGAGCAGGCGGCTTATGAGTCAAGACTCAGAGCATTGCAGTTATCCTCAGCAAAACGGTTTGGAGGCGATGCTGTTACAGTTGCAAGAAGAACCGCAGATTTACAGGCGGCAAGTGCGGCAGCGGCGGCGGCGTCTACTCGTGTCGCTAAAAGCGACGATGCTGTCAAGTCTTTAAAAGAAAGAAGAAAGCTTTTAAGAAGCAATGCCTCTTTGGCTACAAGAGAGTTCAACGCCTCCAAGAGAACTGCTGAGCGAGCTATTGCCGATATTGGCAAAGCAGAGGGAGCAAGAAAGACTGCGACGGCTAAGAGAGTTGCAGCCGAAGAAAACTTTAATAGGGTTCAAAAAAGAAATCTTCTCAAGGTAGCGGCTCTTGAGCGTAAACTGCAAGATGCCAATGCAGCAACAAGAAGTGCTAGAGCAGCGACGGTTCACAGGCTAGAGACCAGACTTGCCGCTGCAAAGGCCGCTATGATTTCTTCCACTCCGGCGATGGGCGCTGCGGTGACAGGAGTGACCACCGCCAGAGGGGTGGAGGCGGCTGCTGTGTCAAGCGCAGGGGCTGCTCAGGCAAAGCTGGCTGCGTCTATAACTTCGCTTGAAGCCATTAGAAGAGAGGGAGAACTCCTTGCCGCCCAGATGGCAAAACAGGGAGCGCGAGACGCAACTAGGCATGCAGCGGCGGCCAGAGTCTTTGGGGTGCAGGGCGGAAGGAAGGCTGGAATTATATCTGGCATGACTTATGGTCGATGGTGGAGTGTTGGTGCCGAAGGCGAGTTGATCAAGAGAAGTGGCAGAATTAAAGCCCTGATGATGGGAATTATTCTCTTCCCCAGAACAGCTTTTAGGGCTGGAGCCGGATTGTTTAGAGATTTGACGGCAGTCTCGATTATGTCTTTTACAACAATAACCTCCGGTTTTCGATCAATAGCAGGTCAGCAGAAATCTTTGGCTGTTCAAAGTGCTATTCTTCGCAAAAAAGAAACTGCTGCGACTTTAGCACACTGGCAACTTCAAAGGAAAATGGGTCGCATAGCACCTGCCGCGTTCTATAGCGGTGCTATGAAGAAAGATAAGTCGTCGGCGGCTACCGCCTTGTTGATGCTTAGGCTTAAAACACTAGCCGGTGCGGCTTTTGGTGCAGTTAAAATAGGGGCTATTGGGGCTACAGTCGCTCTTGTGAAATTTATTGCAATTATAGCGGTAATCGGCGTAGTGCTCGGCGGCATCGGTGTTGCCCTATATGCATTCATAAAAACTATTGTTGTGAATTGGGACAAAGTCAGGGATGCAATACAGCCTACGATTGACTTGCTCAGTCAGGGATGGGATAAAATTAAAGCTGCATTGGAATCTATCTCTAATACTTTTAAAAATACTATTATGAAAACTTTATTTGGCCCGGAAATGACGAATAGCGACGGCCCTGCCAAAAAAGCCGGGATGTCTTGGGAATTCGCAGCGGACATAATCAATACAGCATTCGACTGGATTGCGAGGGGCATGGAAACTGTCGCTGAATTAATAGAGAAGACTGGCCCGCTCTGGACGTGGCTGGGTCAGTTGATAGGATCAACAATAGGCTTTGTTGCTTCTTTGATTAAAACAGACTTCAGTGGTGCGATGTGGTTCCTTGTTGATGTTGTATTTCAAGTTATCAAGCCTCTCCTCTATGGTCTAGAGGCAATTCAAATAGCATTTTCAGGGGCTCTGAAGAGGGTTCTTCAAATTGTGGCAGTCGGAGCAAAAGCCACTGTCAGTGCGTTTATGCTTGTACCGAATGGTATTTTGTTTGCTGTAAATGCTGTTAGAGAAATTTTTGGGCAAAGTCCAATTGATAATACTATTCAAGCATTTTTCAATAAAACAGTAGACGCCTACGAAGAATGGGCTGGAAAGTTGTTAAGTACAAAATGGGTTGACTCTTTGCAGGAAATGATAGACAAAAACAAGCCAAAGTTTGATTGGAACAACCAATTTGACGAAGTAGACGCTCCTACGCCAGAAGAAGAAGATCCCGGATCATTAGGCGAGGGCTTGGGGGAAGATGCGCAAGATGCTGGTGAAGATATTGCCGAGGCGATGGCTGAGGGCATGAAAAATGCTTTGGCAGAGTTTATCAATAAATTAAAAGAAAATCTTTCAGAAAAACTTAGTGAACTACGCAAGTCTATGGAAGACTCTCTCAAAAAAGCTCATGAAGCTAGATTGAAAAAATTTGATGATGAAATTAAAGCAATTGATGACACAATTAAAAAAGAACAAGAATTGCTTGAAATTCAACAATATGTTGAGAAAAAGAAGGAAATGCTGGCAAAGCGTTCTCTTGATTTACAAAACTATCAACGAAATAGGGCGCTAGCCATTTATGAAAATAGAATCAATGATGTTAGAGACTTAGATGCAGAGCAGAAAATTAGCTCTAAAGATCATAATAAATCTTTATTTGATTTAGAAAATGATAGAGCAAAAGATTTAATTGACAAACAAAGAGAGATTCAAAAACAATCTATTGAAGATGCCAAAAAAGCAGAAGAAGAGCGTCTAACAGTTCTTGAAGAAAGTTTTAAAAAACAATTAGATTTGTTTTTAAAGTATACACCAAAAAATGTTGCCGCTTATAATAGCATGTTAAATGATTTAAAAAATCTTACAAAACAATTTGGAGCCGAATGGCCAGAGGGAATTCAGACTGGACAACAGGCATTCGCGGACGCACTCAAACAGACAAACGAAGACATCAGAAAAGAATTTGAATTTAGTGCAGAAAATCCCTTTATGGCTTGGGTAGCCCAGTTTGTAGATACTGATGTTGCCGGTATTTTAGCGCAAAAAATATCTGAAGCTGGAGCTGCTGGCTCTGGAGGCGAAACGGCCCCGGGCGCCGGTCCAGTTGACATGGAAAACGTGAAAAAACTTACCGACGATGCCATAGCCGATTTGCAAGGTTATCAATACGACACCGATATCAAAGGACCAGATCTAGATACTGCATCTTGGGAAAGAACCTCGTTGAATATTAAGAAATGGTGGGATGACAACTGGAATTGGGCTATATTTTTAGCGGGAGGCCCCGGCTCCGCACTGCTTGCTTTTATAACAGATCAACTTATAGACTTTCTCTCCGATATTGACTGGGGTGCAGTGTGGGACACAGTAAAGCAACCTTTTATTGACGGGTGGAACTCTGTGTTTGAGGCCGTTAGATCATTTATGGACCCCATTGTAGGATGGATTCAAGAAAAATTTGAAAGCGTAAAAGAGTTTCTTAGACCAATATGGGAAGGAATTGGCAATACAATTGCAACTGTGTTTGAAAAAATTACAAATATATGGAATAACACATGGGCTGTTGGGGAGTCTATATTTAATGCAATTAGCGATATTATTAATAATGTATTAATACCTGTTTTTAATTTTGTAAAACAAATAGTAGTAACTGCATTTGAAATAATTGGAGAGATTATCAGTTGGGCTTGGAATACAATTATTAGTCCTATTTTCCAATTTATTGCTAATATGATTAGTTCAATAGTTGTACCAGCGTTTGACTTTTTACGCGACATAGTTACTACTGTATGGAACTTAATATGGACTGCAATTGAATTTGCAGTAAATCAAATTGCATGGGTGTGGAATAATATCTTAAATCCAGCTATCCAAGTAGTTTTAGGATTTTTTGAAAAATTAAGCGAAGGCGTCAAAGTTGCTTGGGACAAGATTGGCGAAATAATTGGCGCCGTGACTGGTTGGATAAAAGAAAAGCTTGAAGATGGAACAGAATTTTTGGCAAATTGGCGAGACAATTTTAAGAAAGTTTTTGAAAATATTAAATTAGCTGTTGCTATTATTTGGACAGGTTTTGTTAATTTTATTATTAATGGAATTAATGGAATAATTGAGGGTTTTGAAAAATTTATAAATGCGTTTGATTTTATAGCTACAGCACTCGGGAAACCTGATCTTTTCCCGGAAATTGAGATTGGATTCAGACTAACCCCTCTAGGAGATCCTGTTGAAGAGTTTGTAAGACAAAAAATCGAAGCGGCCAGACAAGAATTTGAAGCCGAAAAAATGGCTCAGGCGTATGCAAGAAATGAAGCACAATCTCAAAGTCTCAGAGAGCAAATGATGGCGCTTGCCAATAGCGCTCCGCAGTTTCATGTCGGCGGCATCGTCGGCAAGAGCGCATCTAAGTTTAATGGTAAGCTCGCTCGCGACGAAGTTCTGGCAGTTTTGCAAAAAGGTGAGGGCGTTCTTCCGAAGTCTGCTATGGCCAAACTTGGCCCTCAAGTCTTTGAGGCATTACGCCAAGGTGCACTTGGCAATGTAGTGACCGGGGCAATTGCCGGAGGCATGTACGGCAGCATGTCAGCCGCCCCAGTAGCTCAGCAGGCGAGCGGCGGTCATGGCGGCGATATTTATATCAACGTAGACACTTTCGTAGGACAAGAAGAGTGGTTTAACGAGTTAGCATCTCAATACGATATGAAAGTCTCTGCCAGAAAAGCAAAGGTTAACGGTTCCCAGAAAAGAGTGATATCATCGTATAATTCAAATGAAAGGAACACATACCGATGACTGGACTATACTATCCCGCAGCAGTGTGGCTTGACTCTATCCCCCTCACAGATCAGGGCAGGTCTCCCGTTGCTGTTACAAGAGAAGAGAAGTACAGCGAAAATGAGCTGTCAAGCGCTAGAAAAGTAAGGTACTTTCAGGCTGTAAAGCACAAGTGGTCTTGGAGCTGGACCTATCTTCCAGATGAAGACAATCAGACGTTGGACGGAGCGGCGGCGAGGGAGACTATAATCGAGCTATTAGGGAATAGAGGCTCTGATCATGTGCTAAAATTTTATAACAAAGCAGACGATTACGAAGAGTATCCTGTTTTTTGTGATAGCTACAATGAAACGCTAATTAGAAGAGATCCATCTAGCGGTATATTTTTTTGGGAAGTTGGAATAGAATTTTGTGAGATATAATGCTTGAACAAACAAATGAATTTAATAATCAAATAGAATCTAGTGCACAGTATGTCACACCTAAGATTGTGGCAAGATTTGGCGATAATCGTTTTTTAAAAAATTTGTCGGTAAAAAGCTCAAACCAATCTCATGAAAAAGCAGTTCAATCTTATAATCCAGAAATTTATTGGAATTTTTATAACAATGATTACATTTTAAATTCAAGTCAAACAAAAATTAATGACTCTTCTGGCAATAATAATGCCGGAGTCGCTACTGGATCAGCGGAAATTCCAAAGACTCCTCAAAAAAAGAGATGTCTAGAAGCTCTTGAGGATGATTTTAATAGATTTAATTTAAGCACAACATCGGGCTCTAGTGAAGAACAAATATTAACAGATAATTTTACATTAACAAATGAAGTTCCAATTTATTTTAATTTAAATAGGAATAAATGGTTTATTGTTAACAAAAGAACAGTTCAAACAATTTTTAATGTAACAAACAGATATGTAGCAAATTATATATCTGTAACTTCCAATATTACCAAGCAACTAGACTATGCATTAGTAGAGTCCGGGGGAGTGGATGGAGCCATAGAATGCGATTTTGGAGTATATGGCACTGACTCCGGGGGGCTGTTTGATCTTGCTGTTGCGTCAATTCAGCCCCGCTCCAACCAAGGCGTTATCTTGCGATTCACTGATGAAAATAATTATATTTTAATCTTATTAAAGAACCCTTCAGCAAATGATATTTTATTTAATCCTTCTGATAGAGTTTATTTTGAAGTAGTTGAGGTAATTGATGGTCAACACCAGACGGCTCAGAAGGTAATCCTTGGCCCCGGTGTTACATGGTCTACAACAGATAGATTGAAAATAGAGTTTATTGGAAATTATTTAAATTTTTATAGAAATAATATTTTTATTGAAAAAATCTCTTTGTTAAATAAAAAAAATCCAATCGGCGCTACGAAGCACGGACTCGCCAGCAAGAATGTCGCTTTTACGCCTGTAAGCCAGTACGATTCTGGCGGAATAGCTTGGGGATTTTTCTCACTCGATGCCTTTAATTACAATGATTACTCGTTTAACCCATCCAGCTCGGGAATTGGCCTTGGCGGGTATACCTCTGACATTGGAGAGATATATAGAACTTTGGCCACGGATAAATTGACGGCAGGTCTTTTCGTTAAACCAGAAAATTATATTGGAAATCAATGGTTATTGGATTTTAAATGGTATGATTATGAAAGCGAAATATCGCCAACAGGTCAGAACGTGGCATATTTAAAGCTAAACGATGGCACGCTGGAGGCGAGGGCCTACATGCAATCCTCGGAGGGTGGTTGGATATCTTACTTAGACTTAGAATATACTCCCGATGAAGCTTTCGAAAATAACGAATGGATTCAGGCTGGTTTTATCATAGATGGATCTAGCTTTAAATTATTTTGCAATGGAGAAATTGTTGACGAATCCAATAGCTTTTCTGGAAATTTGTTGATTTCAAAAATTAACGACTTTCGTTCAATGTTTAACACCAGCGGACTTGTAGACGATGTTTTTGTTTTAACCACAGCAGTAACCGACTCAGAAATTTCTAGATTTTTATCATTATCTAATGATGAAATTTATATTGAAAATAATATTCATTTTAATGAAAACAATGTTTTTTCGGGAATTGAAGAAGAAACTTTTTCTTATATTGGTTTATCATTAAAAAATAATGAAAACAAAAAACTTATTACTAATGGTGAATATTACCTATGCAATAGCCTTGAAGACATTAATTTTAATGGATTTTTTGTATCAAAACATTTAAGCGACGAATCTTTGCTGAACGGCGTTTATCCTTACCAGATACCTCCGTACATTGAAGCAGAATTTGATAACTTTAAAGTTAATAAAATTAAAATTTCAACAGGCTTTGCTCTAAGCAAAATTAAAGATTTTGAATTATATTATCATATATCAGGGGAAGACGAAGAGAGCGTTGAAGTCATCTTGTCGGAAGATTTTGAAGATTACGGATCTTACAAAGAAATTGTTTTAGATAACACATATATAATAGATAAAGTTAAATTGGTTGTGCTATCCAGCGATGCGCCGGAGAGTCCGGCTGTTGTTCATCAAATTAATTTATATTATGAAGAAGATATATCTGATGATGTTATTAATTTTGCTTTTTCAAAAGTAAGAGACAACTTTGAAGCGACTCTGCCAATTGGCTCTACTTCTTCAAACAATGGAACTTTAACTTTAAATAATACTCATCAAAAATATAATGTTTATAACAATGCGTCTCCTTACTATGGCTATATACAGCCGGAAGTTAAAATATTTTTAAGTTTAATTTATGAAACAAGCTTAAATGTATACGAAGAAGTTGTAGTTGGTCAAGAGCTTTTTGTGGAAAATTGGAATACATCTAGCAGCGGTATGACAGTTGATATATCATTTATTGACTATAGCGTAGTGTTTCAGGAAAAAACTGCATCTTTTGGCTTTGTTTTTGAAGATGTAACCGCAGGGTTTGCATGCTCTGAGATCGCAAAAGGCGCAGGTGTCGCTGCTAGAAAAATTTTCTATTACGATTCTTTTCATAAAAATATATTAAAAAATAAACCTTTCGCTTATTTTAAGCTAAATGATTCGACGCCAGTAGTGGATGGGGAGGTTATTATCGAAGACGAGGGCGGCTTATTTTCGGCTACTCTGACTGGAGATGCTTCTTCATATTCACTCGGAGCCAGCCCCATTGTTGAGCATGAAAAAGCGCAAGAGATCTCAATCGACTCACGCACGCTTGCATCGCTGTACCAGATTACAGCAGAGAGCGTTGGATTGGAGCCTCCAAGGATTTTTAGAACTAATTATGCTCTTGAGAGTAAAACACTTGACGTTGAGTCTGAGGATCAATGTAGAATAGAAGTGGCAGACGCCGTTGTTGATGCATCCCAAGATTTTAGCGTTGAGCTTGTCATCGAACCTCATCGCATTCTCCCCGGAGAAGAAAGGGGGCTCGTCTCTAAAGTTGATGGAGCCGATATTACTTATTATATCTATCTAGTCAGAGACGCCGAGGCGGATGAGTGTGCTCTGAGAGTTGATGTGTCTACTGACGAAGATGATTACACTTTGTCACATTTATTTACTGTTGCAAATTTTTTAAACAAAAAATTTCATATTGTTTTTACAAAAACTAGTAATGATATTAATTTTTATGTCAATAATCAAAAAGAAACACTTGAAATTGAAGGAAATATTGTTGAACATGAAAACAATCTTGTTTTATTAAGAAAAGATTTAGAAATAGAAACTTTATCTTTTGATGGAAAAATTTCTCACGTTTCATTTTATGATAAAGCATTAGATGAAACTAGTATCGAAAATCATTATAACGCTTTTTGTATGAATAATTTATACTTATTTCCTTATTTATACTTTGGTGATAGTACATACTGGGAGGGGATGCTTGAATTTGCAACGGCAGACGTGGGAATGTTTTATTTTAATGAATTTTCTGATTTTGTATATGAATATAAAAATACTTTTCATGAACCACACATTCAAAGACATTCTAGTTATCAATGGAATTTCCATGAAGATAAAAATATTGTCAATGCATCTTATGCCTTAGATATTCAAGTAAATAAGATTATTGTAAAAGTTAACCCTAAAACAAGCAGCAATGCCTCTGTTGTTGCACTTTGGAGGGCTGAGTCTGGAGAGTCATTAGCTGTGACCAAAGTAGACGGCGACATCGGAAGCGGAGACACCAGCGTTGCAGTGCTTAGCACTGAGCAGCCAATTTGGCCAAGATCGGGTTATATTAAAATTGATAATGAAATCATTAAATATAATGATAGAGAGATTAATAAGTTTTTAAATCTTGAAAGAGGACAGTTTGGAACTTTGGCTTCTTCACATTCCAATCAGGCTCTTTGCCGAGAGACTAGAGTGTATGATTTCGAATTCACAGAAAAGCCAGCGCTGTCTGTTCGGTATCCATTTCTTGTAGCTCAAATATTCGAAGACAGGGCTGAGATTGATAAATTTGAAACTACGCCGTTTGGCGGTAGGGTAGTAGTATCTGCCTCGGACGTAGACCTCAACAATCCATCCTCCGACAACGAAGACGCTACTCTGGTATACTTAGAGGGCACAAATCCTTTGACTGAGAAAGAATATTTCTTCGCTATCTCCGGAGTGGCAGTTGCAGAGAAAGTCTCCGAGGAGAAAGTGGAAGATCAGCTTCGTGAGACCAATGGCATGCCATCTCGACTACGACCAAAAGAAATGACAGTCGATAATAAGTTTATTCAAACAACTAGCTATGCAAGAAAAATTGCAGATTTTATATTGGAATTTTTCGGAGAACCAGTGCAAATTATAAAGGTAGAGGCTATAGGCATACCTCACCTCCAACTTGGAGACAGGGTGAGAATAGAAAATCTATCGGAACTCGATATTTACAATAAAGAATATTGGATTATAGAAACATCTATAGACTACAATGGCGGTGTTTCGCAAACGTTTACTTTAAGGGCGGTCAGCTAATGTCTTTTAAAAATTATATAATTAATAATTATAGCAATAATCAGCCAATTACTCAGCAAGATTTGAATACGTTATCTACCAACGATATTATTTTATATAATAAAATTTTTAATATGCCAAGGGGGGTTGTTGCTTTTGACGAAATTCGCTCAGCTCATTCTTCGTTCAACACTTTCACGCCAACGGCATCGACTGATAATGTCAATCAAGGATTTAGATTTATTAAAAAAAGTGGTGGCTCAACCGAAAATGACGTTTTTAAACTCACATTTTCAGCCGAAGATTTAAGGCTGCTAAGGTTTAATTTTTTTACATCTTTCTTTAGCAACTCTACTGGCAGCTTTCCTTACGCCGGACGAGCAAAATTTGCATTTTTTATTGAACAGAATAATGGCGATAGATTTATGTTAAATACAGCATATAAAACTTCTGCAATGACATCGTCATCGCTTCACGGCTCTGTGAGTATGTCTACGATAGCCACAGTTCCAGCCGGAACTCACGTTGTTAAGGTCGGAATCAAGGCGCACAAAGCCACTATCGTCTTAGGCTCTTCAGGAGATCTGGCAGTGCGCAGGCCGACTCAGTTGTATGTTGAAGATCTTGGTTCGTTTGTAGCGGAAGGCGAGGAGATTGTTTATGAGCTTTAAATTTAATAAAATTGGACAAAATACTTCAATTAGCCAAGACCTTTTTTATTCAATGGCAAGGAATGATGACACTGTAAAAAATATTTACGACTCTTGCTCATTGGGGGTTATTGGATGGACGGAGGCGTCTTCTGCTATAAATATTCCGGCAATAGATCAAGATACTGCGGTCGATGGAACAGACGATCCGGACTGGCATTCTATTGCTAGTTTGACAATTTACCCGCAAAATGAAAGAGTGCTCAGACTTAGGGTTAATGGCGTTTCTGTGACGCATCAGTCTCGGGCAAATATTTCAACATCTTACAAGCATGCTCTGAATGGCAGGTTTTCTATTCAGATTCCAGATGAAGATGCCGAAGCATCCTCAGAGCCGACAACTGCTGCTGTCATACCATGTCGATTTGTTATTTCAGGAAATACTACAGTTGCCAATCAGGCAATTGAGTATGGATCAATTGTGGGATCAAATTTTTGCATCGCTAGTGAAAATTATTTATCAAACCCTCCTTTGACTGATTTGTATAAAAATTATGTACTTATTAAACCAACAAAATCCGTTATTAATTTTGAAATTAAAAAATTAGATATTTCTCAAAATATAAATGCAACAGCAGAAGATAAATTTCAATTTATTGTTGAAGACATTGGAGGATGGCGTTAATGTTTTATAATGTAACTTGGAATACAAATGAACCTTTAACTGGCTATAAGCTAGAAAAAATGGTGGCAAATGATAATTTAAATTACAGTTTGATAAACAAAAGTCCCAAGGGGCAGTTGGCTAACCTAGATATTGCGTCTATTACACAATCTAATCGTACTTTAAATTTAACTACAACAGATGGATCTGGAAATCCTACATATAAAACACTTGGATCTTTTTATGTTTATAATAAAAGCAATGTTATAAATAAAAGATATTATAAATTATGTGTTAGTGATATTACGATTAATGATACAAATCTTAGCGAAGCAACGTCTGGCATTCCGCCACACAAAAATTTTATAATGTTATTTAAAATTATTCACCCACAAAATCTTGAAGTTCTACTACAGACTGAGTGGTGCTCAAACTTTCGGCCAGTAAGAAGTGCATCGCCATATTCAACAAACTTCTGGAGAAGTCAGCCTTTTGAATTTTTATTTTCTCCAATGTTTGAAGAAACTTTTATAGAAGATTTTCTGGTAGAAGTACAAATAAGAAAGCGAGTTGCTTCGCATAATACTTTCACTTTAATTAGTGGCAATATTTGGGCCGAAGATGCTGGGGCAAATTTAAGCGACTAAAATGGCACTGGCATCTCGGAGGAATAGCGTAAAGTGGGTTAATGATACTACAGGAAAATTTAATCCAAATTTTAACGGCGGAAAATATATTGACGACAAGGGCTATGTTAGAGTTTTAATGCCCGAGCATCCGAGAGAAAATCACGGATACGTTTATGAACATCGTCTTGTTATGGAGAGGCATCTTGGAAGATACCTTGAGGCTTGGGAGACTGTTCATCATATTAATGAAATTAAAATTGATAATAGAGTGGAAAATTTTTTTCTAACAACCGTTCCAGAGCATAGTGCTGTTCATCGCGAGGGCAAGAGGAAAAGCCTTGAAGCCAAGGGTGAGTTGAGAAAGCAAGCAAAAAAACGAATAAAAGAAAATAACACTCTGAGCAGGGGCAGAACGCTGAAGGGCCGTTAGACTGTGCTATACTGCTCCGAACCACTAGAGGAGAATAATGAAACATATAGAGTTCGAGGAAGATTCACAGCTGAACTTGCCTGTGATGAACGCCGATAAGAAAGACAAGCCTAGGCCCAAGAAGCAGGCAGATTTTAAGCCTCCGGCGGCATTGAAGCCGGGTGTGGACTGGGACGGCGATGAGGTACAAGTTACCTCCGAAGTTTATGCTGAGCCAATTAGCGACTGGGACGTTTTATTGTTGGAATTAGGATACGACGCTGATCTCTACGAGATCATCGAGCCGGTCAAGATTTCTGCATGGGATGTCTCTACCGAAGACGGTCCGAAGAGGATGTACTCATACAAAGCCGGAATTCGAGCAAAGCAGGTCACTCAGTATCGAGATGATGATTACAAAGATTTGGTTCATCAAATCAAAAAGCATCGACCGATGAAGGAAATTGAGGGCGGTGACGCTGCATTTATTATCAACCTATCAGACTGGCAGCTTGGCAAGGCTGATGGCGACGGTACTCATGGGACTGTAAAACGATTGCTTAATCGTTTTGATTTAATTGTCGAAAGAATTACCGAGCTTAAGAAGCTTGGAAGAAAAATTCAAAAGATTGTTATAGTTGGCATGGGAGATATGGAAGAAGGCTGTGAAGGTCACTACGCCTCTCAGACTTTTACCGTCCAATTAAATAGACGCCAGCAAATCAGACTGCTTCGTCGTTTGTTGACACAATTAATTACGAAAGTCGCCAAGATGGCTCCGGAGGTTGAAGTTTACGCTGTTCCGGGCAATCATGGCGAAAATAGAAATGGTAATAACAAAGCTTTCACCACAAGAGGCGACAACGATGATGTTGCTGTTTTTGAAATGGTAGCTGAGATCTTATCTGCCAATCCGGCGGCATATGGTCATGTAAAGTTCTTTCTCCCAGAGGATGAAATTTATATGATCGCCAAGGTTTTTGATAAGCATCTTGGATTTTTTCATGGTCACCTCACGAGTGGAGGAGCAGACCCTCAGAAGAAAATCAGGGACTGGTGGAAGAATCAGGCATTTTCGAAGAATGACATTGGCTTCGTTGACATACTAGTCACAGGGCATTACCATCACTTCTCAGTTATTGAGTATGATGACGATGCAATCCACATGCAATGTCCATCGGAAGATGGTGGTAGCGAGTGGTATAGTGACCTAACCGGAGCAGACGCACGACCCGGGACTTTGACTTTTGTTATTGATCAAAGTGGTAAGCCATATAGAGATTTAGAAATCCTTTAGAAAGGCGGTGAATAAATGTCTATTACATTTTCAATTATTGCTGGTTTAATTGTACCATTGCTGGTATCTTTTCTAAAGAACAAGGCATGGTCTGTGCAGGTCAAGCAGGTTGTTGCTATCGTAGTGTCACTGGCTGTTGGCGCAGGAATTACGGTAATTGACAACGGAGTTTCAATTGCCAACTGGCAAGACTTGCTGGCTAACTTTGGTATCATCTTTACAGTTGCAAATATTTGGTACAACCAGTATTTCGGAAACACTTCCGTCAATGCTTCGCTTGAAAACAGCGGGGTAGGATCGGGCGCCTTCCCCTCGGAGGTTGATCTCCCGTGATTTACTGCAAGCACTGTAGCGGAAAACTTTATGAAGAAGAGGTGTGGTTTGACGAAAATAACGTCAAGCATCAGCAGATTGGCTGCTATCAATGTTACAAAAAAGTGCAAGTAGAGTATCAAGAATGGCTTTCTTTTAAAAGAAAGTTAAATAATGCTTTAATCAGAAGCAAGAAAAATGCAAAGAGTAAAACTTAAGAAAAATAGTCTATACTTAATGCCTAGTGGTTCATTGGCGAGGGCCATAAGAGTAGACAGTAGCAAGAATCTTGTTATTGTTTATAATTATGGCTCTCGCCATAATGAGACACTTGAGTATGAAATAGCTTCTAAAATTTTACAGCCTGTTTTTAAGATTGGCGAAGTCGCCAGCATTGTTGGCAGAAAGCCAACGACCCTGAGAAAGTATGAACTTCAGGGAAAGCTTCCTAGTCCAAAAAAGTTCCTGATAGGCGCGAAGAACGTCATGAGGGTGTATACTAAGCAGGACATAGAGGCCGTGGCCGACTTTTTCAGCGAGCAGTGTAGCAGCAGGCGCTCCTCCCGTGGTAACATGGGAGGCCCGGTTGACCGGCAGCGTCTTGAGAAAATATTCCAAACAAAACTTGAAAGGTAAAAAATGTTAGATAAGAATGATGGAAACCATATTTGGGTGTCTATTGGTGTAACGAAGAACTTGGGTAATTACGAGTCCTTCAGAATTGATGCCGGAGCACGTCTTGTTGGCGATCCCAGTGACGACGATCTTTGGAAGCAGTTGTGGGAGAAGGTTGAAGCCGAAGTTGAGGAAAAGCTTATTGAGGCCAATCAGGAGATTACCTCTTGACAAATTGGACGACACAGGCTCTTTGCAAAAAAGATCCAAGATTTACTTCTTATGAGTTATCAGAGGTCAATGAGGCTATCAAAATTTGTAAATCTTGTGAAGTACAAAAAGAATGCGCCGAATACACGGCGAAAAGTGGTGGTTTATTTGTATCCGCCGGAACAGACCGTTTTGACCGACTAATGCTGCAATGGCAGCGGATTGAGAACGTAAATGATTCAATCTTACAAGGAGATCACGTCGCTCTTCGAGAAATATTGCGACGAGTATAGGAAGCTGTACCTACCAGCCGGTACAGACGATTCAATTAGTAAAACTCTATTTACTCATTATAGTAAATATTACTCACTACAGATCCTAGACGATTGTATTAGGATGTATGTAAGAAATACCACTGAGCCAGTCTTGATCTACAACTTTGCCCTCGAAAGCAATAACATTCGAGATCATGTGACCAAGGAAGCAGAGCTGGCAGAAAATTTTAACAACTTATTGGAGCAAACAAGAGAGAGGATGCAGCGGTTTAATGAATCATGAAATCGCACTTCTTAATTCTATTATTAATCACGGCGATGTAAATTTATGCATTGATCAAAATGTGTCAAGCGTTTTTGCAGAGCACGAAGATGTCTGGAACTTTATTGTTTCATTTCATAGCGAGTATGGAAAAGCACCAGCGAAAGACGTTGTAAAAGCCAACTTTAAGTCATTTGAGTTCTTCAACGCCGAAGGCCCATTGCAATATTACATTGATGAAGCTAAGAAGAACAATCTAAGCCGCAGTGTTCGAGGCACTTTATTCAAAGCCTCTGAGCTTCTAAAGAACGGCGACGATCCGGCGAAGATTCTGTCTTTGCTGCAAAATGACGCCGCCGAGATTATGCGAGACTCCGGCAGGCTTAGCGATACTAATATTGCTGACTATTCCGAAAGAGCGCAGATCTTGGAGGATCGCATTAAAAATCCACACAAGAAAACTTTAGGCGTTCCTACTGGGTTCAATGTCATAGATGCGCACTTTGGTGGATCACAGCCCGGAGATTTTATTGTTGTGATGGGATGGACTGGGGTCGGCAAGTCTGCGTTCACAAGGCTTATCGCAGCAAATGCTTGGCGTCAAGGGTATACTCCATTGATTATCTCACTAGAGATGGATAGAATTCAAGAAGAGTTTCGAATGGATACTATCTTGAATGCCGGTGAGCATTTCACCAACACTCAGTTAACCAATGGCCGTGGCATAGACTTTGGCAATTACACTGGATGGGCAAAGAATACCTTTGAGGGCAAACATCCTATTCATCTCGTGACATCTGACGGAATCGAATCCGCCGATCAGCATTTTGTTCAATCAAAGATCGAGCAATACAAGCCGGACTTAGTCATTCTGGATTATCATACCCTATTTGACGATAGTCGCGGCGGCGGGACGGAGACTGAGCGAGCAAAGAACTTGTCAAAAGACTTCAAGCGTATTGCGGTGCGAAACAGAGTGCCCGTATGGGACGTTTCGGGCGTTACTATGGAGGGCGGTCATGAGGAGCGTCCACCGCAATTGAATGAGATTGCATGGAGTAAGCAATTGGCATACGATGCCGATATGATTCTTGCGATCCATAGAAAGCGAGATGAGAATATTTTTCAGTGCGTCACAAGAAAGACGAGAAGGTGTGCCCCATTTGCATTTTATATTGAATGGGATTTAGACAGTGGAAAGTGGAAGGAGCTTTTCGAACATGAGACATTCTAAGGCTAAGTCGGTTTATCAAGTAAGCGGGGAGGCAAAGGATCAAGAGACTATCCTAAGACTCCGTGCAAAGATGGAAGATTATGTTAAAACTGATTTGGGGAAGAATTTTTCTACCACATCACTTCGATGGAATATGATGGAAAATCAGAACTTCTCTTTTACTCTTGACTTCTATGTTTAATATTGAAGAATATATTGTATCTCACGGAGTTGAGGTCGTCAGGGACGATGGAGCCGAGCTAGCCTGTCTTTGTCCATTTCATAAGAATACGGACTCCCCGGCTTTTTATATCAACAAAAATACTGGCCTATGGATTTGCTTTAATCCATCATGCGCCAAAAGAGGTTCTATCCGTGATTTAATGGAATTTTTTGGTGACAAAAAACCTCTAATAAAAGAGCACTCCTTATCTGAAATTCAAAAGCTTCTAACTGAAGATGAACCCTTGCAAGCAGAGGATTGGGATGCATCGCTTGAGTCAATCAGGCTTAAGTTTCCCGAGGATGAAGATAAATGCGAGTATTTTATTAATAGAGGATTTTCCACGGAGACTCTTCAATATTTTGAAATAGGCTTTTCATCTAAGAGGCGTAGATTTGTCATCCCTGCTCGCAACGAGCAATCTAGGCTAGTTGGGTTTATCGGAAGAACGCCCGATGCTAATGTACAGCCAAAATATCTGTACTCCAAAGGTTTTCCTAGGAAAGATATTCTTTTTAATCTGAATCATGCTAAAAGATATGACAGTGTTGTTGTTGTCGAAGGAAGTCTAGATGCTATTAAAATTCATCAAGCTGGATTTTCGAATGTCGTAGCCACATTAGGAGCGACTGTTACTGTGAATCATATTTCGTTACTTAACAAGTATTTTGATGAAATCATCATATTCTCCGACAACGACGAGGCGGGTCAACACATGGCTCAATTGATAATCTCGGGATGCTCGGGCAAAATGGTGAAAGTAGTTGACTACTCCGAGACAGAACTCAAAGACCCCGGTGACATGGGGCCAGATTTGATTTCTGATATGATCCATAATGCCCAAGACTGGCTTGCTAGTCAGTTGAGTGTGATATAATAGATGTACCGTCAATGACGGTCTAACCAAAATAAAATGTCCATGACATACAGGAGGAAATAATATGGCAATGTTTAAGACTCTGAAGGATCTTCAGAATAGTACAAAGAAGCCCGATACCTCGGGCTTTTCTGGTGAAAAGACTAAGCGCTTCTTCACCATCAAGCCGGACGAATCGTATCAGATTAGATTTCGCCAAGAACTGACCGAAGACTCGGGTGGATTCTTGGATGAGTCCGGCGTGGCACATGTTGTTCGTGTGCATTCAAACCCAGCAGATTTTACGAAGAATGCAATCTGCACTGGGGATGACGAGAAGTATGGCTACAAATGCTGGGCTTGTGAGCAGATCGATAAGGATCGAGGCTGGAAGGCCAAGCAGCATCTCCTTGTAAATGTAGCAGTTTACAATGCAGATGAAGATGTCTGGGAGCCAAGAGTCCTTGATCAGAAGTTCACTGGCGCACACGTTGCGGAGAGTGTTGTTGAATATGCACTTGAATACGGAACTCTTCTTGATAGGACTTACAAGATCTCCAGAAAGGGAACGAAGCAGCAGACTCAGTATACGCTGATTCCGTTGGCGCCGAAGGATGCTGATCCTTCTATCGCAACTCTTCCCATGCACGATTTGGAAAAGGTTTATCGTTCGTACTCCTACTCTGAGCAGTCAGGATTCTACCTCGGATCACAGGATGAGGGCGCCGCTTCCTCTTGGAGCGACGATTTCTAATCGAACATATGTAGGGCGGGGAGGAATCCCCGCCCTACATTTTTTATTATGTCTTATATTATTGATATTGATAATGATTTAGCAGACTTTTCCGAAGAAGTCGAATTTAGGCTGTTAACCATAAATAATTCGATGGTTTTAAAAGATAGCCATGCCATTAACGAATGGATTGAGGATCAGTTTGACGATCCGTTGCTACTTTTAAATGCAAAACCAATCAAAGAAAAATGGTATGAAATAAATCAACAGTCTTGTTTCCAAGAAACAATTGGATTAACATCCTTCGATGTTCGAGTCGCAAAAAAGTGGGCAGACTCTTGGGAGCTTTGTTTTGATAAAATTATATCAAAGGAATCATATAATGGAGATTGAACGCCCCACATGGCACGAGCATTTTTTTACTCTGGCAAAGACAATTGCACAAAGATCAACATGCCCTTCGAGAAAAGTTGGCGCCGTAGTAGTTGACCCAGAGACTAAAACCTTTGTTTGTAGCGGATACAATGGCGCTCCCCGTGGGACCGCTCACTGCGGCGATGCTTGTCGAAGCAGGGAGAGCGGCAAGTCTTACGAAAAATGTAACGCTATTCATGCAGAATTGAATGCAATTGTCAATGCCGCAATGATAGGCGTTTCCACAAAAGATAAAGACATGTACCTTACCACTACTCCATGCGTTTTTTGTGCCAGAGTTTTAATCAACGCAGGCATTCGAAGGGTATATGCTTTGACATACTATCCTCACCCGCAGGCATTAAAGCTTCTTATGGAAGGTGGAGTAGATGTCGTCATCCTAAACTCAGACACTCTCCCGTACTTTAATGATCAAGATTATCATGATCACACAAGCCTTTCGGGACATGGCGATCACGCCTGCTAGGCGATCATCTACAGCACTTTTTGGGAGGTTAGGATGATAACCTACCACAAACATTCTATTTATGGCAGGTTACCATCACAGCTCTGCGGGGCCGAGGTTGCGCTCGGCCCCGCAGGGCGGTATACTGCAAGCACCATTATTGGCGAAACGGAAAGAGACTATGACAGATTTTGTTCACCTACATAATCACAGCGAATATAGCCTATTAGACGGGCTTTCTACACCGGAAGAGATTGCCCAGATAACTAGCACAAATGGACAAATGGCTTCCGCTATCACTGATCATGGGACAATGGGCGGTTTTATTAGGTTTCAAGAAGCCGCAAAGAAGCAGAATATTAAGCCAATTTTCGGCGTAGAAGCTTATTTTGTCGATGATGTCAACAAGGAAGACAAGGAGGACAAACGTGAAAGGTATCATCTCATTCTCTTGGCTAAGAATGATACAGGCTTATCTAATCTCTTTCGCATTAACAAAATTGCTTGGACTGAGCAGTTTTACTATAAGCCACTCACAGACTACAACACAATCAGGAAAAATAGCGAGGGATTGATCTGCCTGTCTGGATGCATGGGATCTGCTCTTTCGCAGGCTTTAATGGACGGCAACGAGGAGAGGGCTGAGAATATTATTCAGCGATTCTCGGAAATGTTTCCGGGCAACTACTACATTGAGGTGCAGCCTCACAATCCGCCAGATCTTAACAAAATGCTTGTCGAATATGCTGACGAGTTTAAACTTCCACTGGTGGGCACTCTGGACTGTCATTTCCCGACCGCTAAGGACCAAGGCGTTGAGGAAGTGTTTCTTGCGATGGGTCAGAACTCAGGGATGAGGGCGGCGGAAAAGCGTCATGCCCATGATCATTTTCACGAAGCATGCGCTACTCATGATTTGATTGAGAAAATGGACATCCTATATCCGGAACGACGCCTTTCGTTCAAGGGACTGCCACTTTATATGATGCATGCCACAGAGGTATTGCAGCATTTTTCTGACGCTGGCTTTACGCGTACTGATATCCTTGAAAACAGTGTGGAGATTGCCGAGCGCTGCAACGCCGAGATTAAAATGCATCAGGTTTTGTTGCCAAAGTATGCTCAGGATATTGGTGTAAAGATGTCCTCGGACGAATATCTTCGTGATATCTCCGAGTTTCTTCTTGAGCAAAAAGGTCTCCATAAAAATCAAGAGTATGTTGATCGACTCAATGAAGAACTTGAGATTATCATCAACAAAAAGTTCTCTGACTATTTCTTGATCCTATGGGATCTTGTGTCTTGGGCTGATAGCGCCGATATTGCTCGTGGTCCGGCTCGTGGGTCGGCTGGCGGATCGTTGCTGTCATATGTGCTGGGAATTACAGCTGTCGATCCGGTTAAGTTTGGCCTTCTGTTTTTCCGATTCATCAGTCCTGAGCGTAATGACTTCCCCGATATCGACTTGGACTTCGAGGATAAGCGACGGGACGAAGTAAAGGAATATCTGCGTCAGCGATGGGGCGACGACAATGTTGCTGGAATTTCTGCCTATACGACTTTCAAGGCAAAGGGGGCAATTAAAGGCATCGCCTCTGCTTTTGCGATTCCATACAACGAGGCGAATAATGCAACGAACTTGTTTGAAGATCTTGATGAATATAGAAGCTCTGAAAAGCTTGCCGAATTTAGGCGCAAGTATCCTGAGATCGAATCCATTGCCGCACGCCTTGACGGGCGCTGTAGGGCCGCCTCAGCGCACGCTGCGGGCGTGGTGGTGTCTAGTGTCCCCATTCACGATATTGCTCCGATTGAGATGAGAACTGAGGCTGTAACGAAGAGGAAGATTCCCGTCGTTGCTTATGACAAAGATCAGTGCGGCGATTTGGGCTTGATTAAGCTAGACGCTCTTTCTGTTCGCGCAATTACTGTGGTAAAAGATTGCATAAATAAAATCAAAGATCGTCACGGCATCGACGTGAGAGAACAGTCCCTTGATGTTGACAACCCTGATCCAATGGTATTTGAGGAATTTTCGGCGGGAAACATTGTCGGCATCTTTCAGGCAGAAGGTGCTGGTTATGCCAATCTGATTCAGACTATGGGTGTCAAGAACTTCAATGACCTTGTGGCTTCAAATGCCCTCGTCCGTCCCGGTTCGTATGTGACTCAGGGTGATACCTACTTGGCCGTTCGAGACGGTCGCCAAAAGCCAAAGTATCACCACGCCATTCTTGAGAATATCTTGGGAGAGACCTATGGGACATATATCTTCGAAGAACAGGTTATGAAGATTGCCGTTGATTTGGCAGGATTTAGCTGGGCACAGGCTGATCGACTTCGCAAGATTATTTCGAAGAAGAAGGATCAGGCTGATTTCGATAAGTACCGTGAAGAGTTTGTTCGTGGAGCATCCCGCTACATTACTGAGAATCAAGCAAACAAGTTGTGGAGCGATATTGAGAAAGCATCGCTTTACATGTTCAACAAGAGCCACGCTACGGCCTATTCTTTGGTATCGTACCAAACTATGTGGCTCAAGGTAAATTACCCGTTGGAATTTTTGTGGGCGACTCTTACGAATGAAATCGAGGCTGAAAAGACTTCTACATATCTCTTCGAGGCTCGCAGGCTTGGCATTGAAATTCTCCCCCCGGATGTTAACAAGAGTGAGTTGAACTTCACTCTTGACGATAATGGGTTGCGATTTGGCTTGCTCAATATTGCTGGACTTGGGGTTACTGCGGCAGTTGATATCATTGAGAAGCGACCATACGATTCTTATGAAGACTTCTGTGAGCGAACAAATAGCCGTAGCGTGAAGAAGAACATCGTTGAATCACTTGACAAGGTGGGATTCTTCGAATCTTTGGGCTGGACTAGCGAGTATGAGAAGGAGCGTTATTTTGGGCCAATTCTTTCGTACCATATCAATATGAATGACGAATCGCCTTTTGATGAGATTATTGCTCCATGCACCGAGGCCAACACATCGAAGGAATCGTCGGATATGTTCGTCGTTCGTGGCGTAGTTAAATCCTCCAAGCGTACTCCTAAATATTTCAGAATTGAACTCGAGGACTCTACCGGCGTTTGTTCGTCTTTTGCTGACAAGGAGAATGCGGTAATCAATAAGAGGGATTATCTTATCGCTCTAGTTGGCGACCAAACCATTCATCACTATGATGACTTCTATGCCGTTGAGAGCGGAGAGTCGCAGACGCCATTCGCAAAGTTTTTGCGTTCACATGTTTCCGCTGACTCTAACCTTACACCATATGATCACTTGCAGGAACACGGGGCGACATATGATATGATTGCAGATGGATCTACTCCCATATTGGGATTTGTTCTTAATACCGTAAAGTTTAAAACCAAAAGTGGAGTTGAGATGGCATCATTGTACATCTGGAATCCTAAGCTTGGTAATGTTAAAATTGGAGTCTTTGGAAATATTCTTGAGACTAGCAAGGTTCAATATCTTGAGCCATTTCAGTGGATTCTGTTCAAGGCGAAGGCTGGTAAGATCAAGGGCGGAAAAACTCTTGACAATATTATCTCTTGTGAACAGTATGCCAAGAATAAAGGATTTAAATACTGGGACGGCGCTCAGTACATTCAGCCGTGAGGTTCGGAGTCCTCGAAAAACTCTAAAGATTGGAGAAAATAAATGTTAATTGTCAAGGGCGGCGAAAAGCTGCCAGAACCTATTGTTATTGAAACGCCTTCATATGGCCTCAATCGCATTCTTGGCGGGGGTTTTTGGTCAGGCAGATATCATATTATGTGGGGCAATCCACAGGCGGGCAAGAGCACCTTCTGTCTTCACACATTGGCTGAGGCTCAACGACAGGGCTTTGTTCCGGTCATTGTAGACGCAGAAGGCACGATGACAGATCAGTGGATGGACCATTGCGGCATTGATATGGAGCATCGCATTGTCATTCGTTCTACGATTGCAGAAGAAATCCTTCAGGTTATGATGCCAATGCTTCGTGAAAAGCAGTCTAAGTATATCTTCCTTATTGACTCTGTTAACTCGATTGTCATGGAGTCTTTCTACAAGAACGACGACAGTATGGGCGGCGTCGGTATTCACGCTCGCTCTCAGGGTGCCTTTATTCAGAAGATTTCTAGCGAGTTAATTAGTGATGTCAATCATTGTGTCATTTTTATTGCGCAGCAAACCATCGGCGCAAAGGGGCAGTACTTCGTCACTCAAGGCAAGTTCGGCAATGCGGCAGAACATTGGGCTACGAATATTATTCGCATCAATGCCTCTGATTCTAAGGATGATACCGATAGGGATGTCGATGACAGAATTCTGAATCGCAAGGTGACTTGGCGAGTAGATAAGTCAAAGCAGAATCCTGTAAAGGGAACGAAGGGCGACTATTGGTTTAATCCAGACAGTGCCACCATCGATAACGATAGAGAAATTTTTCATATCGCAGTAAGAAATAAGGTCATTAATCGAGCGGGTGCTTGGTATAATTATGGAGAGCACAAATTTCAGGGAGAGGCCAAGTTCCTCATCGCCATGCCAGAATTTCGTGAGCAGTTAATTGCAGAGCTTGACGCTATGCAGCTTGCCTATGAGCATGAGGAGGTTTTGTGAGCATCCTCCCAGATCCGAGAATCGATAGAAATCATCAAGAAAAGCGGCGAGCAAAGATGGACAAAGCCACTCCAGTCAGAAATAGCGGAAGAGGCTTTAGAAAGGGCGATGCTGTTTGGAAAAATTATCTTATAGATTATAAGCATAATGCAAAGTCTTTTTCTTTGAACATCAAGGGATGGGCTAAGCATACAAAAGACGCTTGGAATGATGATCATAAAATTCCAATGATAAAGGTTATTTTCGAAGATAATACGCAAGTTGCAATTATCCCTTGGGATACGCTGGTAGAACTGGAGGAGCTTCGTGAGATGGAGTGAAATAGACGAGCCAGTTCCGGGCTTGAATCCGGCCATGTGCTATCACATTGGCAAAGATACTAACAATACAGTCTGCGGGGCTATGGCGACTAATTATCTGCCGCTGCCCGGAAAAATACCAGACATGCCTCTGTGCTCAAAGCACTGGGAGTCGTATAAAATGATTGACAGCGATGATTTGCTGTCGGAAATAATGAAGTTATTTTTAAACAAAGAGGAAGATGAAGATGGTACTAGAGAATACTAGAAATGCAATGGACGGAAATGTTGAAATCACACTTGACGAAGTGGCCGGGTGCCTTTCCTCAGAAGAATTCTCGGAATTTTCGAAGGCAATGGCGGTTGTACAAGATATCCTAGACAACCCCTCAACATATGTAGGCTCTAGGGCCTTGGTCGAAGCGGCAAGGCTGGCGGCAATCAGAACGAAGATTGGAGCCAGAGCACAGTATTATAAGGTTGCTGAGAAGTCGATTATTCAGCGCCGACGAAAAGATTTAATGCTTACGATGTTCTCGGCTCTGGAGGAAAACATTAACACCCTCAAGCTCCTCGGACGTATCGAAGCAAAGACTGCGGGGATGCTGTGAAGGTAATTAAAACTTTAAAAGAGACAAAGGTTGAAATCAAACCGGCAAAAGCTAAGAGTGCCGGTAAGACAGTTCCAGCAGATGTGCAAGAATTAGAGACATCTTTGATGGGCGCAATTGATAGTCAACTAGAAAAATCTAATGGTACTTTCTGGAAGCAGAGCAATGGATTTGCCCCTTCTAGTACCAATCAATGTCCAAGATATATGGTATATCGATTTCGAGGATTTGAGCAGGAGGTGTCATTTTCCGGCAGGACTAGGAGAATCTTTGATCTAGGCAATCGTGCCGAAGAATTTCTTGGTGATATGTTTAAAAATCTAGGAATCCTACTTGACGAGCAGATTGCGGTGGAAATCGAAGATCCCCCAATTCGAGGCTTTGCCGACTTCCTTATTGACTGGGATGGTCCCAAGCCAGTAGAATGCAAGTCGATCAACGATGCGGGCTTCGTTTGGCGTAAGAATTATAGGAAACCAAAGGACGAGCATTATCGTCAGCTTCAGTTCTATCTTGAAGCTATGGACATGGATGAAGGCTTTGTAATCTATATTTGCAAGAACGATTCGGCAATGCTTCCATTGTTGATAAAGCGAGATAAGCCTTTTATGGAGAAGATTTTGGCAAAATATGCTAAAATATACAAAGTATACCAAGAAGGTAACATCCCTCTTCGTCCGTATAAGCAGACATCCGAAAAGTGTCAGCGATGTGACGCCAAGAATTACTGCTGGGCCGACGAGGAAGAAGGAATTAAAGTGTAGTTGAGCCTAGAACCGAAGATATGTGCCAATGAAGATTGTTTAGCACTTTTTGTCCCAAAAGTACACAATTCTATTTATTGTTCAGCAGACTGTCGAAAAGTTATTACTAATAGAAAAATATTAGAAAAATATCATTCTAAAAAAGCTTTGCAAAACTCTAAAAATAGAGTTTGTAAGACAAAAAATTGCAATACAATATTGTCAAGATATAATGAAGAAAAAATTTGCGGCGCATGTCAGGTTAATAGGTTCAAAGACAGACTCGAAGGATGGGGCTGGGACAGGGCCAAGCTAGATGAGGACTGGTCATACTGATGGGACTTGCAAGAACGCTTAAAGCAAAGAACACGAGCACCGGCACTTTTTTGTGCATAGATTCATCATCTAAATCTCTGGCTTTTGCTATCTATGAGAAGAAAGAGTCTGCTAGATTGATATCGGCGGGGAAGATAATCTTCCCCGCCGATATGTCAAATAGACTTAAAGTGATAAATGGCTCGGTACAGGCTATTTTCACAGCCTTTCCAGAAATTAATCACGTTGTTATTGAGCAAACGATATATATTCAAAGCCCGCAGACTTCTCGTATTCTATCGTATGTTGTTGGACATATATACGGTAAATGTTTAGAATATTGTCCGGATGTCAGAGATGTCGAGGTTATGAAGTGGAAATCGCACATTGGATATAAAAATGTATCAAAGATAGAAAAAACTGCTTGGGAAAAGCAGTTTGGCACTACTGAAGCCAAAAAAATTGCCGCCAAAGAGCGCAAAGAAAGAACTGGTAAGATCATCAAAGAAAAAATAAAAAATATTGATCACGTAGAAGATTATGATATTATAGACGCTATAGCAATAGGACTGTGGGCGGTGAATAATGTCTGAGGAAATGGAAAGACCAGAAAGCTTGTATATCGGCTCTTTGGAATGGACTATAGACTGGGATGCCAAGCTAAAGGCTGGCACGCTCGGTCTTTGCGATCAAGCGGCTTTTTTGATTAGAATTTCTAAGACACCAGATAGAGAGGATGTTCGAAGATCTACTCTTTTCCATGAAATTATTCATGCGATATGGTTCACCTACGGATTCCGTCCGGCCCTAAAGGATCATCACGATCACGAGGAAGAGGTTGTCTCTTTTATCAGCAGCGCTCTTTATGATACTTTTGTCAATAATCTTCATGTGGCCTATTATATTTTTCAAGGAAACCTCTCAGAATACTTTGTGCTTGAAGCAACGGAGGATCAGTAATGGCAGGCATTGAGATTTACAAAGATAGACAGTGGTTGTACGAAATGTATGTCAAAAAGAGGCTTAACCTTAAAGACATCGTTGACATTTTGGCTAAGCAGTATAACTGCAAAATTTCCACTCAGGCTTTATACAACTGGCTAGAGAAGTATGATCTTTTGAAATACCGAGGCAAGGGTAAGAAGCGTGGTGCCAACCTGCAACGCCCCAAGACGCAAATGTCTGCGGCAAAATCTCCCGCCAAGCTTCGTCAAGAACGTGTGAGAAAAGCAGCGCAGGCTAGAAAAAATAATTTGGGTAGAGGTAGGTAACCTCCCCGAACCCTGCTATACTACCATCGTACCGCCAACGGGGCGGGCGACGGGGGCGCTCCTCGTCGCATAGAACCCTTACAAGGAGTATCGAAAAAATGACAGTAGCAGAAGCAAGTCCAATCGATCAGCTCAAGAATCATTTAAAGAAT